CACGTTATCAAACCCAACGGTTACTGGTCTTAATTGATTGAATATACTTAATGCTTTATTAGTCATTATAACTCCTTTTGTTAAGCAAGTTTATTTTAAATAGAACCCATTATGGCGTTCTACATTCATTTATATAAGTACGATTTATAGAATTACAAGTGGTCAATTCTGTCGCACTTAAAAAGGCAGTTTCGGTTTAGGGTCTTAAACTACCAAAGAGATCCGCAGCTTTAGTTTTTTACTGAAACCAGGCGCAACTGCCAAAAACATAGTCGGTTTTAAACTCTCGCCAAACTCCGACAAAACTTTGGTGGTTTTGTTTATGAAGATCCACCAACTCCACGACACCGACAACCTAAGAAATTTTGTCGGTCACCTATAAGAGATAGGACTTACGGACAGCCTATCTTAAATATATATCCACTTATAGGCTAAACTGAAACTCTTATAATAATTCTTTTTCTGCCTTTTTACGTTTTTTTAACCAATTTTTAATATTCTGTTTTTTCTTTTCACGTTTAACAGCTGATGGTTTTTCGTAATATTGCCTTGTCTTTAACTCTTTAACAATGCCTTCCTTTTGTACTTTTTTCTTTAGTACACGCATGGCTTGTTCTAAGTTTCCATTTCTTACTTGTACAGTAATGCTCAAATTATTTACCTCCTTTCGAAACAATAGTCCTTAAAACGGTGGAGGGCACTACCCCTCCACCTAGGACTACACTATGTTTGATAGATTTAGATTGCGTCAGCATCCGACTCACTATCGTTGTCATCCATTTGAGAGTTGATTTCTGAAGCTCTCTGCTGTTCAGCTATCTGCTCAGCAGAAGCGCCAGCGTCAACTTTAGAGTATAACTCCATAAATGAATTTTTTGTGTCATCATCAAATCTGTTTGTACAGACTTCAATCGCTTTCATCTTTTTTTCAAAGATAGCATACGCTTGAATGATGTGGACTAATCTTCTTGTTGATATAATCTCATCAACACCACCGTCAAAGTAGGTTTTTCTGATTACATCAGCCCATGTTACAAGTTTTTTACAAAACTCTTTATCTGATTTACCAGATTTTTTAAGAGTATTAACAAGTATCTTTTCCTCAACAGCGGGTTTTGGATAAGATTGCTCAAATGTAATTGGGAATCTTTCTAAGAAAGCTTCGTTAAGTACATTAGTACCGATAAACTTACCGTCATCACTACCTTGACCTTTAGTATTGGCAGTAGCAATCACATTGAAACCTTGAGTAGGTTTTACAAACTTGTTTATCTTTTTAACAAAGACACCAGAACCTTCTAAGATCGGTTGTAAACACATGATCTTATTAGAAGCAAGGTCGATCTCATCTAAGAGAAGAACAGCGCCTCTTTCCATGGCTTCGATTACAGGACCGTTTTGCCAAACAGTTTGGCCGTCTTTCAATCTGTAACCACCTAAAAGGTCGTCTTCATCAGTTTCAATTGTAATATTGACTCTGATTAATTCTTTTTTGTTTTCAGCACATGCCTGAGTAACACCCATAGTCTTACCGTTACCAGAAAGACCAGTAATGAAAACTGGATAAAACATACCAGACTTAATAATAGATTTAATATCTGGATAGTTACCGAAACTTACGAAAACAGGATCTTTCTTCGGAACAATATTTCCTGTTAGTGATGAAACAATGTAAGCAGCTTCATGTTTAGTTTCAGACTCAGACGCCTTAGATAAAACTTTTTCGGCAACAGGTTCTGAAACAGTTGATTGAGTTGTAGAAGCTACAGAGGCAACGGCTTCACCGTTCTCTTTAGGTAGTTTGAAGACCATTTTGCCATCAATCTTACCTAGTTTGTAGTCATCATTTTTGATTAACCATTGAGGTGCATATTTAGCACCAAAATGAGCATTTGCTTCTTTTAACTGATTAGCTGTTAGTTCATTAGAACCAAACATCTTAACAGCATGGGAAACAAACTCTATTTGTTTAGTGTTTAACATAGTGTTTTTATGTCCTTTCTTCATTTATAATACCATCCTAAAGGAAAAGATCGCAAATGTCAAGCGTTTTATTTTCGTTACCAGGTAACGATTTCCGCCTCTCATTATGCAACCTCCTCGATAAATTTGTTTAAAACCATTCTGGAAACAACACGATTCTTCATAGATTTACCAAAGATTCGTTTTAATTCAGAAGCAGTTCCTTTCTTAATCTCAACCTCAGACATATCAAAATTTTCAACATCCATGTCTTTACCATTAATTAAGAAATATCTATTGTAACCGTCTTGGTGTACCTCACAACATTTGTGTTTTCTCATATCAGCTTTTAATAACTCTGATTTTTTTCTTCTCTCAGACCAATCACCGTCAACATAAGATTCTAAATGATGTGGTCTCATTCTTTTAATAAGGAAGAAACCAATCACATTAACATCATAACTTTGTTTAAGATTTTCTAATAACTTAGAAGTAACGTTACCACCCCAACCTCTGCCACAATCATACATTTTTTTCTTGTTTACTAAGATTAAGTTTTTATCGTATTCATTAGCAGGTTCTCTGCCATCAGAATGTATAAGTCTTTTTCTAATACTGTTTGAAGAACCATCTGTAATTGTAATAAAAGATAGCTTCTCAACTTTATATTTGTTTTTAAACATTGGTATCAAAGTATCCATAGTAACTAATGCTTCATTTAACGGAGTGTTACCTAAGTGATAATCATAAGGCATACCGATATTGTCATAAGCAGGATTGTTATATCTATCATCTAAGGTCATGCTTCTGCTCCAACCTCTGTTATAGTTGTAATGATAATATTGACCCATTGAATAAAGATACATAAGACCCTCATCTAATTCATTTTTTTTCATTCTGTGAGAAGCAATGTTTACTAAATTATAATTATCTAAACCAAAATCACCAACTTTATGATTAAAAGATTGTCTTGGATTTTCTTGGTAAGAATTTCTACTACCAAAGAAATAACATTCAAAAGGTATGTTTACTTTTTTACAAAATTCTACCAAGTTAATAATTTGATTAACTGATTTATCAATACAATCTGACATAGAACCAGACCAATCTAATAACATAATCATACCGTGGTTTTTACCATCAGGTAACATAGTTACTCTTTTAAAGATATCATCTGAAAATTTATAGTTTTTAAGTTTTAACGGATCTAAGATACCAGTTTTATCAGTAGTTGCTCTTTTATAAGCAGTAGCTGATTTTTTCATTTCAAATTCTTTTACTAGATAGTTAACAGTTTTCTTGTTATCTAGTTTCCACTTTTTCCAATCTGATTTCAACCATTCTTTATATTTGATATCAGAACCACCGTTATATTTGCTAAAGTGAGTTCTCATGTTTTTAAGATAGTCTTTATAAGTATGTAAAGTATTTTTTAAATTAGTTTCAGGAAAGTTAGAGTAAATAAAACCAGCACTATCAGTTTTTACTAATTCGTCTTGTGTCTTTTCCTGATATGTTTGATCTGTAATAGATACTAACTTACCACCGCCGGCACCGTTTGAAGCGATAGTTGAATCTTTGTCTTCAGATTTTTTGTCTTCAGATTTTTCGTCTTCTTCTTTTTCTTCTTTACCTTTATCTGAGTTTGTATCTTGCTCTTCACCGTCTTGGCTTTCATCTTTTTTCTCCTCTGATTTCATTTGATCTGAGTCTGAGTCATCTGAAAAATCATCTTGTTGATCTGAATTGTCATCTGAATAATCATCATTAAAATCATCATCTAAATCATAGTTCTTAGCAATTTCTAACTGGTCAAAATCAGGTAATTTTTGCATTTGTTCTACTTGATCTTTTTGCCAAGCTAACATTTCTTTTGCAAGAGCAATAACATCTTTGAAAGATTTAAGACCATCAACTTTAGAAATCCAATCAGATTCTTCTTCGTTGAAATTAAAACCAATAGTATTTTGTGATTTACTTCTAAGATTAATTTTATCAATTAACATTAAATCTTTGTTAACATCTTTACCAATAATACCAAAGAAGTTTCTTTTATCTAAAATTTTGTAACCATTCTCATAGTTTCTAACACAACCAGGATATTTTTTTTGAATTAACTTGTCAATTCTAGTATCCTCTAACACATTAACATATGATCTTAATTCATTACTTTCAATACCACTAAATGATTCACTAGGAGTCCATAATGCATGGGCACATTCATGTGCTATTAACATATCAGTTACGTCACCGTTTTGTTGTTTGAAAATAGGGAGAGTTAGTATTCTTTGTTTAGTATCAAATGAAGCTGTCTTAACGTTGTTGTGTCTTACAGTAATGTTTTCAGACGCAATCAACTTAGCTAATTGATTCTTAACGTTTATATCAATGTTTTGTGTGTTAGTGTTTTTCATAGTGTCCTTTTGCATTTATAATTTCATCCTAAAGGAAAAGATCGTAAATGTCAAGCGTTTTATTTTCGTTGGAAAATAAGGGTTTTTTGACTACTTTTGTTCTGGTTTTGTTCGGTTTTCACATTCCGAACACGAATCGTATATGATTCTACCACACCAGATACAGCTAGAATAACTATCTTCCGACATCTGAAAGGTACTTATCTTTACATTCTTGCCAATTCATATAGATAATATCATCATAAAAATGCGAATCTGTTGATATTCTATCTTGTTTCTTTAAACTGACTAATCGTTTTTTGGCATACTTATTCTTCCATAATTCAGATAATGCTTCAACAGAATTGTCAAACTTTCTGACCAATTTATCTTCTTTTATTTCTTCTCTTAAAAATTCTTTAGTATTTTCAAAGAGTTCACCAAAGTATATACCTCTACTATGTTCACTACGAATTAACTTTTTATCTAATCCTAATTTTGAGTAAGTAAAGTTATGTGACCTATTCCTATGATCTCTTTTATGTGGTTGACCAGTATCTTTCTTAGCTACGTACCATTCAAAGTATTTGTATGTATGATTTTTCATCAACCATGCTTGTACCATTTTTCTATTCTTTCTTGTAGGTTCGTATGCAACTGAACCAGCAGACCAACCCATTTTCTTCCAATGTTTTAGTCTGTCATATTGACTTAGTGGTATTTGTTTTGTTTTACCATATAAAGATGTTGTTGTAACACCTACTAGTTTATCTTTGTATTGGTATTCCCAGGTTTTTTCAACTGTATCTGATAGGCATAAAAGTGCCAATAGTTTGCCACCTACTAAATTATAACCTAAGGGTTGTATTGGTACAATGGTACTGCCGATACAAGTATGATTAATCATTTTTTGAGTTTTTGCAACTCTTTCCCAACCAATATAATTATCACGTGGTGTTAAATCCAAGAAATCACTTGACATACAAGTAACACCTAAAAACTTCTCAGTTTTCTTATCTCTAATTAAAAAGTTTAAATTTCTACCAATGTTACTATTGTTTTTCATTGTACTTAAAAAAGTACGTAAACCATTCCAGATAGCTGGCATTTTACTACCTGTTATAGACTTGATATTATCTCCGTCTGTCCACACTAATTCAGGTTCTAAATCTATGTATTCTTCAGGATCTTCAGGTAACCAAAAGTTGTTTTTGATTTCTTGTAATAATGCACCTTGTTCAGGATTCTTTAATGTAGGTTTATCGTCAAAGAAACTATTAACTTCTACTGTAGGAAACTTATCTTTTACTTCACACCATTTTTGCCATAGTGTATATTCTTTTACATCCATTTGAGATACAAAAGATAAATCGTTTACTAATGCGTCTTTTAATTGTTCTTCGGTAGGTGCTTCTATTTTATCAATAGGATTGTTATCTGACCAACTTTGCCATTGGTCGTCTATTGTCATACCTTTTTTCCACGAATATCCCATAATTATATAATATACTAAAATTTAAAAAATGTCAAGGTTACATGGATATTTCGTGTTCATCTTCACCTATCATACCCCTAAAATATACATTAAAAGCTAGAGAATATCTATCTTCTTTTGTATTATTACGTGTTATAGCATGTTGCAACCAACTAGGAAATATCACTAACATTCCTTGACTAGGTGTTACTTTGTAATTATCACAATTCACCATATTAATTTCTGAATAGTCCATATGAAACATTGTACTAAAAGGCATAGAAGCTGTCATTGGTCTATTGAAACTTATATCACCTGATTCTGGTGGTGTATTCATATAATAAACACCACTTAATATTGAGTTACCATGTATATGACTTTGCCCCCAATCATTTGGTTCATGTATATTAATCCATGAATTTAGTATATCAATCTTAGCATTTGTTTTTACTTTATAATAACCATAACAATATCTTTCAACGTTTTCAATAATTGATGTTTTTAATTCTTTTAATTTTTTATGATTTAAAACATACTTGTCGTTAGTATACCAACCATTATCAGATTCCATTCTTTCGTATTTGAACTCTTTAGCTGCGTTCATATACTCTGGTTTTACATCTATATGATCTTCGTATAATACTGTTGGAAATAAATTATGTATTTTGTACTGAGGCATTGTTTTTGTTCCATCTTTCAAACTCTTTCTTAGCTTTTGCAAATGCTCTATCTACCTTTAATTTACTTGCATGTTCTAAAAAAGTTCTTCCCAATATATGGTCATATTCATGTTGGAATATTCTACTCATTAGTCCGTCTAAATGGCCTTCTTGTAAGTTGCCATCAACGTCTTCATATTTAACAACTACTTTACGTGGTCGTTTAATGTTTAAGAAAACAAATGGATAAGTTAGACAACCCTCTTTCATCATAACTTGATCCTCGCCTGAAGATATAATCATAGGATTAAAACAATCTAATCTCATACCCTTTTCTATTTCAGGATGTCCACCTAAAACAAAGAAGTTAAAAGGTAAACCAACTTGATTACAAGTTAGACCTATGCCACCACTTTTTTGCATAGTATCAAACATAGCGTCAGCTAGTTCTTTTCTGTTTTCAAATCCTTCATCTTTTAACATCTCATCATTAAAAGGTGCGATTGCATTTTTGACTCTTACATCTGTCGGTGGTATTAGTTTTAGTTCTTTCATACGTCCTCTGTATAATTAATATTTATATTTGTTCTAAAAAGTTTATCTGTTTGTGTAACCGTTTGATGTATAATATGGGCGTCAAATATTACAGCTCTGTTTCTTTTACTTTCTATTTTTTGTCCGTCATTAAATTCTGTATAACCATTACTATCTTCTATGTAATATAATAAAGTCTTATGTTCTTCATCATCCATAATATCCTGATGAAATCCTAAACCTCTATTTGTATCTGTCTTACAAAATAAATTAACTCTTGCTCTTACTATTTTAATTGGTTTCTTTAAATTTGTCAATAGTGGTTCGATTATTCTAAAATAATGACTATTTTCGTTGCCATAATCCACTATAGTATGCATAAACTGAAAATCATTTGGTGCTGATTCTTTGTTTACATTTTTTATCAAGTACCAAGGAAAGTGTGTATTATCTACTTTTCTTTCTATATACTCAGCTAAGTTTTCATCTAAGAAATTATCTATAACTTCAATCTGGTGTTGCACTCTGTATCACCTATTGTTCCTTTCATCCACGTATTAAACGCCAAACTAATTCTTACTTTATCATCTTCGTTACTCAATACACTATGATTTAGTAAAGAAGGAAATAAGAATAGCTTACCAGGACTTACCTGTATATCATACTGACTAGAATTATAGGTAGTATATTCACTATAATTAAAATCAAATTGTGGAAAGTAATGATCTTTCCTTTCAAATCTTATTGGTGTTGTACCCTCTACATAGAATACACCAGATATAACACTATTTCTATGATTGTGTGAATGATGAAATGATTTTTTACTATTATAATTTAACCAGCTTTGAGTTATACCAAAAAATACTTCATCTTGTATTTTTAAAACCTCTGTTTTGTATAGTTCTATTTGATCTAATATCCAATCTTTTAAATCTGGAAATTGTTCTAATATATAAGAGTTCTTTGATGTTGTATTACCACCTTGATTTGGATAAGTTTCTTGTGTATTGATATGAAACAAATCTTCCTCTGGCAAATTATATGAATCACCACTTATATAAACAGGTGTGCCGAATAATAAATGTACTTCGTTATGCATTTTGTAACCTTGTAAAGTTTTTATATTTTTCAAACTTAACTACATTTTTAAATTTGTCAAATAGTATATCTCCCTTATGTGATATAATAAAGATATTTTCTTTTTCTAAAGAATTTATAATCTTAAAAAAGTCATCTGTTCCTTGACCATCTAAACTACTATCAAATATTTCATCAAGTACTAATAGATTGGTATTTGTACTATTCTTCAATCTTGCAATATCTCTCCAAGTAAATAACAATGCAAGGTCTATTCTCATTTTTTCACCCTCACTAAAGTTATTATAATTAAATGTATCTCTAAATCTACTTTTTACTGTTTCGTTAAACTCTTCATCTAAATTAAAAGATATAAAGAAGTCCATAGCTTGTAAATATTTGTTAATTAAATTATTCATTATAGGTACGTATTTCTTTATAATTTTAGATTTAGCACCTTTGTCGTTTAGTATCTCACGTAATATATCTACATAACCTTTTTCTTCTTTTACTTTTTCTAAATTTTGTTCTTCTTCTTTTAGTGATACCATCATTTGTTCTAATTCTTTATTAATACTATCAGTATCTACTTTACTTCTATTTACTAGTTTTAGTTCTTCTTGTATGTGGTCACTCTGAGCTTTGATACCTTCTAATGATGTTTTAATTCTAGTAACATCCATATTCATATCTTGTATCTTTTTTGATATAACACCAAACTCAGATAGTTTAGTTTCATGTTTAGATATTTCTTCTAATAGTTTTTCATAACCACCTTGCAGTTCATTTACCTTTTTTTCAGTATGTGAACACTTATCTTGTTTAAACTCTTCATCAATATGTTGTGTGCATACAGGACAAGTATCATTCTCTTTAAAAAATGCCAATGTCTTTTTATGTGATTTAATATTATTATCTATTTTTGCTTCTAACTTTTCTAATTTAGATAGATTGGTTTTTGTTTTAGGTTCATCTACTAGTTGATTTGTAGCTACGGCAATCTCTTCATTGATCTTTTGTAGTTTTGTTTCAAATTCTGCACTTTTTCTAGTGTTTTCCTCTAGTTTATTTTGCTTAACCGTCTGGTTGTCGTTTCCTTGCGCTTCCAATGACTTTAGATACTTTGCTTCAGTTTCGTATTTGGTACGTATCAAATCGCATTGGTGACGCACCTCCGTTAACTTTTTCTGTAGATCACTCTGTTGGGAACGTAATATTAAGTCCATAAGACCAAAAACTCTAATATCAAGTATCTCTTCAACAACTTCTCGTCTATAACGTGGTTTCATCTTCATAAAAGGTTCGTATGATGAAGAACCTAGTATTACGACCTGAATAAATGATCTATAATTTAGTTTCATTATATTTTGTTCTAAGTATTTTTGATAATCTATATTATTAGCTTCTTGGTTGATAAGTTCACCATTACAAAATATTTCAAATATATTTGGTTTGATACCTCTTCGTATTTGATATTGTTTGGTACCTACATCAAAAAATACTTCAACCATAGCGTCACCATTGTTAATAGTATTGACCATTTGTTCTTTCTTAATTATTCTAAATGGTTTGTTAAATAGAACAAAACATAATGCGTCTAATAGTGTTGACTTACCACTTCCATTATTACCTACAATTAGGGTTGTTTGAGCTTTATTAAAATCTATTTCAATAGGTGTATTACCTGTTGATAGAAAATTTTTATATCTTATCTTTTTAAATACTATCATTTCTATACTCTAAGTTGCCTGACATTGATACTCTTGTTACATCTGATTTAAAAGGATAAACCATGTGTCTTAAATGTGTTGGAAAGATATAAAACTCTCCTGTTTTAGGTAATCTGTTATTGTTTATAATAACATCTCTACTGCTACCTTCTCCCCATAAAAAAGAAATAGCACCTGGACCAGCAGATTTATCGTTATTTTTATATAATCTGTTTTCTTCTTCTAATACTTTTGGTACATCTAAGTAAAGTACAAAAGATAAATCTGCTGTATGAGTATGTACTGGATTAAAATTATTAGGTCCCATGTAATTAATCCACAAACTTTCTAAATGTAAATGATCTGCCATCTTTACTGAAAAATGTTGTTCAGCATTTATTAAATACTCGTCCCAATACTTTCTAGTTTGTTCTATAAAATAACGTTTATCTTCTTTTGTAAAATAAAATTCAGTATTAAAATGACCAGCTAAATGATCGTGTGCAGGTTCTTTGGTAAGATCACCTCTACGTAGCATTTCATCAACAAGAACTTTATCTACGTTAAAGATACCTACTAAAGGACCCCAATGAAAACACTCCATTACTCACTTGCCTCCGTATATAACTCTTTTGCAAACTTCTTTAGTTTTTCTTTATCAACATCTGCTTGTATTTGGTCAATATAGTTACCTAAAAAGGTCAAAGTATCTTCGCCATGGTCTAATATATCTTCTCGTACACTTGTGGTTAAATCACTTGGTGCATCCACAATCTGTAATTCGTGTACATTAATAGTATTGTAAAATCTTTCTAATAAGTTATTGTACATATCATCATCTGTTTTATTTTGTACAAATATCTTAACAAAACAATTATCATATTCTGATAAATCTATAGCTGTATAGTTTTTATCAACATCATCATAGTAAAACTTTTTAAACATTCTTAAAGGATTAGATACTCTTTCTAGTTCTCTTGTTTCTGTATCAAAGATATGAAAACCTTTAGGACATCTATAATCTGACCATGTAATCTCGTATTGTGTACCCAAATAATAGATACGACCATCATCTGATTTTTTATGAAAGTGACCAGATAATACTTTTTCAAACTTTGTGAATTGATCTTTTTCTAAACCATGGTCATTAAATACGCCTTTATGCATTTCAAAACCTTTTACTTCTAAATGCCCCATAACTATTTCAGCTGATGTTTGGTCAATAGATAATAAACTATCTTCTAAATTATCATCACAAATCCACGGTAGGAATAATATATCTAAACCACCAATGGTTACATCTGTCGCAGCTGTGTAAATCTTAGCGTCTTTACTAATATTTAAATTTTGCAATGCGTTTACTTCATTTGTGTTTTTATAGTAAGTATCGTGGTTACCTATAATAATATGTGTATCAATACCTAGTTCTTCTAATCTATTCCAAAATACTTTCTTAAAATTGTGTGCTGTGTTATGATTAATAAATTTTCTTCTATCAACAACATCACCTAAATGCACTAAAGTTTTGATATTGTTTTCTATTAAATATGGAAAAAAGGTATCATTATAAAATTTATTTTGATATTCTATAAATGCAGGACTATCGTTTCTGCAACCAAAATGTGTGTCGTTTAATAAAGCTATCTTCATAATTCTAAATAAAAATTACAACTAATACTAATTCTAGGATTAACTGTTAAATTAGGTTCTACTCTATGTGTTAAATAAGAAGGAAATACAATTAACTTACCTGTTTGTGGAACGCATTGATAAGTAAATGTACTTGCTGGATTAGTTAAGTTTTCTAAATAAATCTCATCATTATACATTGTGCGTTTTACTTTTGGATCTAAGAACGTTATATTACCTGAGTCATCATCAGCTTGTACATAATAAACACACGACCAAATACAATGCGGATGTTCATGTGGATTATTACAATCTTTAAAACGATTGACATTAGCCCAACCGTTATCCATAATTACTTTAACAGATTTTTTATAAGGCAATGAGTTACAAATATCTACAACAGCTAAAGCAATTGCTTCTTTTACTTCTTCAGCCTGTTCAGACTTTATAAACTCATCATCACTTTGCCAACCACCAACATTTGATAGATTGGTAGAATCTGTTTCTTTTTCTAGTAGTAATATATGTTGTGCAAGTTCTTTATTATTTACATCTAACTTGGTCTCATATATTTCACTAGGAAATATAAATGTTCTATTCATCACATAAAGTATTCTAAAGTACTTTTTGTTTTCCTTGGTTTTCTTTTCTTCTTTTCTTTTTTAGCAGGTTCATCTACAATAGTATTCTTTTGTAAAAATTCTGTAAATTGATTTTTAAATTCTCTATCTTCACCAGGTTGTAATGTCATATCATCATAGTTTGCTTCTGTTATTAGTTTTTGTTTGATTGTTACTTGTTTTTTTTCTTTCTGTATTCTTCTAATAAAAGCAAAATAAATGATTTGTGTAAAATAAGCAAATGGATTGTTTGATTTCGTTGGATTGAAATTGTCTAAGTATTGTAAACAGTTCTCAATACCATCGGAAATCATATCATCTCTAAAAGTATAATTTATAAAATTTGGTCTGTATGATAAATGATTTGCAATTTTTAAAAAACATTCACCGATATAATCTGTAACAGGTGGTTTTTCTTCGTTAGCTCTTTTAGCCTTGTTAACAGATTTTCGATATAGAATCATTGCTTGTAGAAATTTTTTATTATCTACGTAATGTTCCGGTTTCTTTTTTGTTTGTGCCATAATATCTCCAATATACTATAAGTTGTCTAAATTGTCAATGCCAAGTTGATCTAATTCTTTATTTTTTGCTACACTAAAAGAGGTGTTAAATGAGATAATAGTCTTTCTCAAATTCTGTTCCGATGGATATGATTTATGTAACATACCAGCTGGAAAAGTTAATATATCTCCCTCTTGTACTTCAATGTCTTTGATTAATTTTTTATCTACCACGTCAAATATCTGTGTTTTCATACGTGTATCTGGTAGTTCTAAGTAATATACGTTGGTATAATTACTATCTGGATGAGTATGCCATTCGTGTTTATCTGATTGATTATATTGTTGGAACCATGCATTTATAATTTGCCAGTTCTCGCAATGTAAAAACTCTGCCATTTCATGCATATATGGTACTATATTACCAAAGAATATATCTAAGTATTCACGTTTATGTTCACGTGGTAAATCCCAATCTGAGTTGGAAATAATGTCTTTATTAGTATTTTTAGAAATTACAGGAAGCTCACTTATGCATTGTAAAATCTTATCTTTTATTTCATTATGATTATCTAACTTTTTGATAATATAAAAACTATTAATTTTTTCTATTTTCATTTCAATCCACTATTGACATTCATGCCAAAATACATATAATAGGGGGTGTCCCCGGTTGATGAGAGATACCTTAGCTGCTAGTGTACTGTCTTCTTAGTATCTCTGAACTCATCAAATATTTCATTATACTCTTCATTTCTATCATCTGACATTCTTTCTTGTGAGTATATCTTATCATTCTTTTGTTTCTCTTCTAATTTAGAATAACTGACACTTACTATGTTGTACGATTTAGTCATTTCATTAGAAGCATTTGTTATAGTTAATATCTTATCTTTAGGGATAGATACAATTTCATCATGTGTATAGTTTGTCCACCTTATCAAAGCTACATAATCTTTAAGACCACTATCAGTAAACTGTGGTACATATTTAATTTGTAAGGGTTTGCTTAATCTCAGGAACGGCGATTTATCACCTAATTGTTCTTTAGGTAAAATAGTAACTATATCGTCACCGTTCATTAACTTTACAATCTTTACGCCGTCTGTTATTTTACTTTTATCCATATAACTATTTATTTAAGTTCAACGCTGTGGATTTCATAATTAAACTCTTCTCCACCGTATATCTTTATTCTTTCTCTAAAATGTGCCAATGTATAGTTCTCTTTCTCGTTGTATGATAAATCATCTGCAATATCATATAAAGTTGCATGTGAATTATTATCCTTTAATCTTAATCCCCTACCAATACTTTGTAAATTTCTAATTCTGGATTTGCTAGGTGAAGAAAAAATAATGTTATGCAAGTTACGAATATTAATACCAGTACTGAAAGTACCGTAAGACGCAATGATAATAGCATTATCTGATTTTTCAGTAATTGATCTGATTTTTTCTCTTTCATCTGTTTCAATACCTCCGTGTACATAAAATACTTGTTTGTCTGTAGCTTTATCTTTTATCATATTATATAGTACTTCTCCATGTTTCTCTACATACTGAAACAAACATAGAGTATTACCTTGTAAATTGGATGCCAAGTTACGTATAAACTTATTTCTTTTTTCATTAGATACCAAAAAGTCCATTTCTTCCTGGTAGTTCTTATCTTTTAAAAAGTTTCTAGCTGTGTCATCATATTCTAATATTAAACACATTATTTTTAAATCTGCAAGTTGTTTGTTTTCTTGTAACTGACTTGTAGATACAACTTTATTGACTGTACCAAACAGTCCTTCTAAAACTAATTTATGAGTTTTTGTACCATCTAAAGTACCTGTAAGACCTACTTTATATTTACATTTATCTAATTTTGTTAATATCTTTGTTAATGATACAGCTTTAAATAGGTGTGCTTCGTCACCTATTATCATACCATATTGTTCAAACCACTTTTTAGGTTGATTATATATTGATTGCCATGTTGATATGACAACTCTTTTGTTTGTATCTTTACCATGTCCTTGATATACTCTATGTACGTTTCTATCACTATTATAACCATAGTCTTTAAAATCTTTAAATAATTGTTCTACCAAAGATGTTGTAGGCACAATAATTAACACTTTATTATTTTTCTTTTCTTTTAATCTAAGTAAATTATAGATCAATATTAAGTAAACAATAAGTGATTTACCTGAAGCTGTTGGCGATAGTAATAAAGTTCTATCTTTTTTTACTGCGTGTATAAACGCTTCTCGTTGATAATCTCTTATTTCTATCTTTGGTATTTTTAATGCTTTTAGAAACTTATCAATATACTTTTCATCTATATCATTATCTTTTATTTTAGTACCATCTACAATTTGTACTTTGTTTTCATTACACCAATTAACAATATAAGGATATAAACCCACATATATTTGACCAGTTGCATAAGAAAATAATCTTATCTTTCCGTCCCATACTCTATTTCTATATTGAGGCATAAACTTAAAACCAGGTACTTCAAATGTAAAGTACTCGCCAAGTTCTCTTCTAATATCAGCGTCAGCTTCTATTTTAAGATATACTTCGTCTTTTTTATCTATGATTAAATATCTTGTTGTCGTCATAAAATTATTTAGAACGATACGAACCAGGCAATCCTACGTATGGTCTATTATCAAATTTGTTTTCCAATTCACTATTATAGTGTAAAAATACTTGAGCATGATTGTTACCAATATATGGTAAACGCCAATGTTCTATATCACAACCTCTATAAATGATACCGTCTCCAGGTTTCATAAAGACTTCTTTATCTTCTCCATGTGTATGCACCCACATAGGCCAGTTCCATTCTTGTTGATCTTTAGGTAAATTCATTATATCGTATCCTAAACATAGTGTCATACTTATTTCACAACTTGGTCTATCTTTATGTCTAACTAATTCTGTACCAGTTGTATATAATCTATGATAAGAATATGTTTCTGTTAGTTTTAATTCTGTCATTACTTCTAATTGTGGTTTGATATAACACATTAAAGTATCAAAAGTAGGATCACCATACTTACTAAAATCACCAGGAGCTTGTGAGTCATCAAATATTCCATGAAACTCCCTTAATATAGGGTCGTTCATATCTTTATCCATGTTTTCTAATACAGATAATCTATATGCATTTTGTTTAACATATTGATATAGAAAGTGTGCCATCTTTGGCGATATGATACCTTCAATAGGTAAATAACTATATGCTTTAAAAAATTCTACTGATCTCATTATTTAAACGGCCTTCCATACATCCACAATACAAGTGAATATCTAATACCATGTGTAATTGGTGTTACACAATGATACTTATAACTTGGGAAAACAATAACTGTTCCAGGTTGTTTTGCTTCTTCTATTATTAATTCTTTACTATCGTATTTTGTTTGGTGTTCGTCTAAAGAAAATTTAAGATCACCACCCATATATTCATCACCACTATTTAAGTTTACTGTAACAGATAGTTTTCTTATTTTACCAACTCTATCAGCTGATTTAGTATGTGTAAATCTACGCTTTTCTTCATTCGGTATTACACCAGGAATATCTCTTTTTAATTTAGCAAAGTGATCTGAACCACCATCTGGATGCCAACCATAAAAACCACCAGGTCGATACGTTGTAAATTGTATATCATCATAACTATCAATATCGTATCTCCAACCTGCGTCAAAGTTTGCTTGATTTACATGGTCAATAATTGTAGAATATATCCAATCATATTTGTTTCTGTTTAACCATGTAATTTCACTATCTCGTATATAAGTTTTTTTGTAAATGTTTTCTTCGGTTAAACCAAACTCTTTTTTAGCTTGTTGTAAAGTTCTATCACCTAGAGCTAAACGTACATCATCATCTGTTTTTTCTGAATTACCACCAGTAAGACCTGTTACATCTACACCAATATTCTTTTCTTGTTCTATTTGTGATCTGCCTATTTCAATAATATCCGAACATACCTTTTCGTCAATAGAGCCACGAAATATCCAGTAATCGTACTTGGTATACATTAGATCGCACCACTAGTAAACTTTCGCCAATCAATTGCATTTTTTATAGCAAATGTTCTATTGGTAATTTGACGTAAAGTTCTATCTAAGAAATCTATTACTGTTGTTAAGTATTCTACTTTTTGAGTTAGTCTTTGTATTTCTTCATCAGCATTTAAATATTTGTCAATATCTGTTTTTAATATTTTTAGATCAAATGGTTTTTGTGCATACACAGAAGCATCAGCTTTACCTGTATAATATTCCCACTTATCACGTCTTAAAGTATTTAATTCTGCTTGAGATTTTGTAAGAAGTAATTTAAATTTGTTTAGGTGCTTTAAATATTTGTTGTGTAATTGGGGTGTTTTTAAAGCTTCAATATCCAACTCTGAATCATTGATTTTTAAATCTTTATCAGCCAATTCCTGTAATTGTTCTATATCCATAATATCCTCATTATATCACAAAACCCTTAAAATGTAAAGGTTATTATGATGTAGTTAAACTAGTTGTTGAGGCATTTACACTCGCAAAGTTGTAAATTTTATAGCCAAATACCACACTAGCTGTTAAATAATCCACGTCTGTAGGTTGTTGATCGTAATTAAGACCAGTAATACTAATTGGATATAAGTCTGAAAATCTTACTTCCAATATAGAATTGTTTTTACTTGTCAATACGGTTAACGTTGCGTCTGAAAAAGTACCACCATCTTTAGCAGTACCATATTTTGTTTTACCAATAGTTTCTAAACTAGGCACGTCTGAACCAGGAAATCTATCTGCACCAGAAGCTAATACACCTCTGTAATCGGCATAACTATCTGAAAATCCTAGACCTCTAATCCAACCATGTATCTCTTGCCAGTTTTCTAAATTTTCATCTACCATAAACGTCATGTTTAATGGGTCATATGAAAGTTTATCTCCTGGTAGAGGTATATTTTTTAATGGTGTTGCCATTTCAGCAGTACCTAATGTAATACCAGGTATGTTTATGGCCGTGCAAAAATACTCAACTTTAGGCAGTTTTAATATATTAAATTTAAACTGCGTTGGACTTGCATAGTCCAAATTTGTTGGTTGACGTGAAAAACTATTTGTAGTTGTCATACTTATATTTATCCATCAAATAGGCATAAAAAAAGGGGAAGATTTTTCAACCCTCCCCTTCTTAAAATTGGTTGTAATACCAAACTTATATTACATTAAGTTCGCAACTTGAACTCTTCTGTAGTATCTGTTTGAGTTAGCAGAACCTGAACCGTTGATTACAGCTGCGTCACCAGTACCTGCTTCAGCAAATGGGTTTGCTTGTAAGCCGTATCTAGTTTTGAAACCGATCTTCGGTTGGAAAGTGTCTTGTCCAACTGCTCTCACCATTTGTAGTGGAACATATGGGCAATAGAACATACCAGCGTCATAAGGTGAAGTACCTTTATAACCAACTACGAAGTATTGCTTCGAAGTGTTGTTTGCTGAATATGGATCAATGTACACTTTAAATCTACCATTTAGAACACCTGCAAAAGTATTACCTGTGTCATCTACGTTTAGATTGTTGTTTAACGCTGGAGCGTAATCTAAAACACCTGCCATTTGTAAAGCACTTGCAACATCTGAAGAACAGATAATGATGTTACCTTTTCCTCTTCGTGTTCTTTGTGCGATAGCATTTGCTTCTCTCTCAACTTGGAACATTAAACCTTTAAATCTTTCAACAGACCATCTACCGTTTGAGTCAGTATCTAAGTCAAAGATTCCTTCAGTTGTTGTGTTCACAGTACCAGTATTTGCACTAGCACCTTTTTCAGCGTTGATGTAGATTGTTCTTACAACTTCTCTGTTGATCTCTGCAAGGATCTCAGCAGAAAGGATGTTCGCCAATTCTGTTTCAGCGTCTAAACCATGGATTGCTTTTAAGTCTTGTGCAAGTTCCATTGTGTACTCAGCTTTTAGAGCTCTTGACTTAGCTGTTACTGTTGACTTCTCAATTGAGAATGCCATTTCAGCAAAAGCGTTACCAGCTGCGTCACCTAGTGCTTCAGCAGCGGCTGTAGTCATACCAGTACCACTTGTGTATGTTCCTGGAGAACCATCGTTAAGTACAGCTGGGTTAGTACCTGAGTCAGCAGTTGATGAATAACCATCTACACTTGAACCAGCTGCATTTCTACCAGAGAAATCAGTATCAGCTGCGTCAAATAATGCTTCAGTACCAGACTGTGTTGAGTATCTACTTCTCATTGCGAAGATAAGTCCTGTTGGACCTGTCATTGGCTGAACGCCAGCAATGTCGTAAGCGATAAGATTAGGCATAGCTCTTCTAACTAATGAGATCAAAATTGGATCCCAATTGTTAACACCAGAGCCAGTTGCGTTTGTAGGCGCAGCTTCTGTCATAAAAGCAGCGTCTTCTTTTTGTGCTCTTTCTTGGTTTTCCAAGATAACACTTGTAACGGCACGTCTATATGAATCAGTAATTTTTGGTAAATCACCGTGTTCTAAGACTGGCTGCCATTTTTTTTCGTAAGTTTCAGATAAGTACATATCTTTTATCTCTCCTCTTTACTATTATTTTGACAACTTAATGTCTTTAGCTTTACTAATAGCGGCGGTATAAGCAGCCATAGCATCGCTCAAATCCACGTTGTGTGTATCTTCGCCTGCCGCTACATCATCTAAATCGTTAGATGTTTCAGATTTTTGTCCAAAGTAACTTTCTTT